TGAGCAAGGCGGCGATGAAAGACGCAATGGTCGAGGACAAGCCGAAGCGCAAAAACCGCAAAAGCTACAAAAAGAAAGCCGCCAACCAGAAGGTCGGCAAGTTTAGTTCGGAAGCGTAATGTCCCGCGCTGTTCCAACGGACAAGGCCAAGTATGCCCGCGCCACAGCCAAGGTGAAACGCCGGGTCAAGAAGTGGCCTTCAGCTTACGCATCAGGTCAGGTCGTCCAAGAATATAAGCGCATGGGCGGTGGTTATAGGACGGTCAAGAATGGCAGCAAAAAGCAAACCAAGAAAAGGTCTGGTTAAGTGGTTCCGCGAGGACTGGCGAGACATTTCTACGAAAGACAAGTCGGGTAAACACCCGAAGTGTGGTCGATCGGCAGGCTCTAAGCGGGGCTACCCCAAATGCGTCCCCGCCTCCAAAGCAGCTTCAATGAGCGCAGCGCAAAAGAAGCGCGCAGTAGCTCGCAAGAAGGCGACAAAGCCTGCCCGTGGCAAGAAGCCCACATACGCAAGGACATGATGATGAACGGCATTAGGGGGCTACTGGATCGTGAAGAGGGGCATGTTTACGGTACGTTGTTGCCCATAGTAAGGACGCCAGAGGGTAATCGGGAGTTTGCTGTCCCCGGCTTGTTGCGTGACGCCTACACCGCTGCGATTGACGCAATTACGTTGCCGGGAGATGTTTACGCTGGTCGCCGCGACCCTACCGTTGAGAACGCAATTAATTTTGCTCTGACTTTTATGGGTGCAGGGCAGGCTATCCCAGCACCCAAAGGCTCCCTGCGGATGTTTGCAGGGCGCAATGCGAAGACTGCCGATTTGGACGCGCTTAAAAAGGCGCAAAAGATGGCTGACAAGGATACGTCTGCCGCAGACATATTGTCTGAAACTGGTTGGTTCAAAGGCGCAGACGGCAAGTGGCGTTTTGAGATTGATGATAGCGCAGCGCGGGTGCGCGGCGTTAGTGAGCCAAAGTTGTCTCGCGGCGGAATGTATACAAGTGAAGATGTTTTAGAGCATCCCGCGCTCTACGAAGCATATCCTGAGTTGGCTCGTATTCAGACAGGCCCCACAGTTCCGCAAAATGCTGTAGGCGTTTTTGATAAATCAGAAAATTACATAGGAAACAGGCGTAACAGAGTGACAGACCCCGATGCTTTTGGCTCCACACAGCTTCATGAGTTGCAACACGCAATTCAAGCGAAAGAGGGGTTCGCGCCCGGAGCGATGCCAGAGATGTTCAAAAGCCCGCAAACAAATCCACTTAAAAGCGATGCTATGTTTGAAAAAGCGCGTCTAAAAAAAGCGGTAGAGTTTTATAAAGAAGAAATAGAAGCGGCAGAAGCGGCAAACGCTGGCGCAGATATTTTAAGGGAACTTGACACCAAATTGATGGTTGCCAAGGAAGACCTCAAAATTGCTGAAAAATACATGGACGAGTTTGAATATTATTTGAGAGAGGCGGGCGAGGTTGAAGCTAGAAATGTTCAGAACAGAAGAAAGCTGACTGCACAAGAACGGCGCAAATATAGCCCATTTGTAACTCAAGATTTTGACTACGGGGAGCAGTTGCTTGTCGGCCCGACGGGACGCATCACCTACGGAGAAAATTTCGTAAAGGGCTTGCTCTTTTAGAAGGACATAAATTATGGCGATTTCAGAACTCGATTTTCGTTCTATCATTTCGGACGAAATCCAGAGCGCCCTAAATTACTACGACACTGAGTTTAGCCAAGAGCGCATTGACGCGATGGGCTATTATCTCGGTGAGCCTTTTGGCAATGAAGTAGAGGGTCGCAGTCAGGTAGTCGCCACAGAAGTCAGCGATGTCATTGAGTACATTATGCCGTCGCTTACAAAAATATTCGCACAATCTGGTCAGTATGCTCGTTTCGTCGGGCGTCAGCCAGAGGATGTTCAGGCGGCAGAACAAGCCACCGAACTCGTCAACTTTGTTGTCAACAACGACAATAACGGTTTTCGTGTCGTCCATGACTTTATGAAAGATGCCCTCTTATTTAAGCTGGGCGCGGTAAAATTCTATTGGGACGAAACCGAACGGACGGAAGAAGAAGAATATGAGGGTCTAACCGAAGACGAGTTGGCTTTGCTTGTTGCCGACCCCAACATCGAGGTCGTGGAGCAGGAAGCAGTTGAGATGGGCATGACCGCCCCTGACGGCTCCGAAATCCCGATGTCGGTGACATTTAACGTCAAGGTCAAAAAGACCGAGATGAATGGCAAGGTCAAGTTGCTCAACATCCCGCCAGAGGAGTTGATCTATAACCGCCGCGCCACTTCACTCGAAGACTGCTCGTTCATTGCCCACCGTTCACAAGTCACTGTTAGCGACTTGGTGGCAATGGGCTATGAGCGTGAAATGGTCGAGCAATATGCTGGCTATAACGACCTCGACAATGACCAAGAGCGTCAACGCCGTTTCGAGGATTTAGAAGACGGCCCCGAAGTTGATAGCAGTGACCCGTCTATGCGCGAGGTCTTGGTCACAGAAGGATACATTTACGCTGACTATGACGATGACGGCATCGCTGAGTTGCGCCGCTTTGTGGCCTTGGGCGATGGTGCTGAAATCGTGGAGAACGAGCCTTGGGATGTAATCCCGTTTGCACTGCTTTCACCCGTCTTGATGCCGCATCGGATGGTCGGGCGTTCTGTGGCTGAAATGGTCATGGACTTGCAACTAATCAAGTCCACCATTTTGCGGCAAATGCTGGACAACCTTTACCTGTCCAACAACAGCCGCGTAGTGGCGGTTGAGGGTCAGGTCAATCTTGATGACCTTTTGACCTCCCGTCCGGGTGGCATTGTTCGCTCCCGCGCTCCGGGCATGGTGCAACCCCTTGCAGTTCCGCAAATCGGGGCGCAGGCATTTCAGATGCTTGGCTACATCGACGAAGTGCGTGACCAGCGCACAGGGTTTAGCAAAGCCTCAATGGGTCTTGACCCAAGCACGTTGCAGTCCACAACAGCCGCAGCAGTGAACGCCACTATTCAGGGCGCACAAGCCAAGATTGAAATGATTGCGCGGGTCTTTGCCGAAACAGGCATGAAAGACTTGGCAAAGGGTGTTTTGCATCTGTGCCAAAAGCACATGAACAAAGAGCGCACTATTCGCATCCGCAATGAGTATGTCGCCCTCGATCCCCGCGCTTGGGACAATGAGTTTGACATTGAAGTGACCGTTGGCCTCGGTACTGGCAACGAAGACCAGAAGACCGCGATGATGCTTCAAGTCTCTGCCAAGCAACAAGAGATTTTGCAGCAGCTTGGCATGAACAATCCGATTGTCAGCATCACTCAATATGTGAACACGTTGAAGAAGATTGCAGAGACAGCAGGCTTCCGGGACACAGACCAGTTCTTCAACTCTGGCCCCGAAGTCGAGCAGGCTTTGGCTATGCAGGCCGCCGAAGGTCAGCAGGGGCCGAACCCCGTCGAGATGGATTTTCAGGTTGAGCAACAAAAACTGCAAAACCAGTTGGCTCTACAGCGTGAGAAGATTGCCGCTGAACTTGAGTTCGAGCGCGAGAAGTTTGCAGCAGAGATGCAACTTCGTCAGCAAGAACTTGCCGCCGAGTTGGAACTGCGTCGTCAGAAGTTGGCGGCAGATGTTCAACTCGACGTTCAGTCTTCCATTAGCGACAACTTACCGAGGGTTTAATGAGCGACGGAAAACTCAACACAGAACTTGGTCGCGCAGCAGAAGCGCAGGCAGTATTGAACAACGCCATCTTTCAAGAAGCGTTTGAAATACTCCGATCCTCTTATACGGATGCTTGGCTTAACTCCCCAGCCCGTGATGAGCAGGGTCGTGAAAAGATTTACCAGTTTATGACGGCTCTCAAAGCAGTCGAAGACCATCTGGTAAGTGTCGTCCAGACGGGCGAATTGGCAAAGACGCAGCTTGAGGATTTACGAACTCGTAAGCGTCTAATCTAACCTTCTTAGGAGAAAGTAATGAGCGAAAGCAGTATCCCTGACGGGACTGAACCACTCAGCATGGCGTCTGCCATTGAAACACTCTTGAATACTAACGCCCCGACCGAGGCAAGCGAAGTAGAACAAGAGCCAACCGCCGAAGCTGTGGAAGCAGAGGCAACCGAAGTTGAAGAAGTCGAAGTCGAGGCCGTCGAAGACCAAGCCGAAACCGAAGCCGATGAGATTGAGGAATATGAGACTGAGGAAGAAGCCGAGGTCGAATATTACACCGTCAAAGTTGATGGCGAGGAGATGGATGTCTCAGCAGACGATCTCGTCAAATCGTTTCAACTTGAGCGAACTGCTCAAAAACGCCTATCCGAGGCCGCAGAACAGCGCAAGTCGCTGGAAGCTGATCGGACGGTATTAGAGCAAGAGCGTGAAAAATACGCTCAAGGTCTTGCACAGTTGCAGGCACAACTATCCCAAGCCGGGCAAGAGCCTACACAGGAATATTGGGACAAACTCTATGAGGAAGACCCTCTGGAATTCTTTAAACAGCGTGAAAATCAACGTGAACGCGAAAAAGCCATGCAAGTTCTTCAACAAGAACAAATGCAGCTTATTCAACAGCGTGTTTCGGAGGAGAAATCCAAACTGGTTGAGCGCATCCCTGAATGGCGCGATGAAGAAGTTGCTACTCGCGAAAAAGCGGGTTTGATCAACTTTGCACAGCGCGTCGGTTTTACGAGCGACGAACTATCTCAGGTGGTCGATAGCCGCCTTGTTGACGTTCTGCGCCGTGCATACCTGTATGACCAACTGCAACAGGAAAAACCTGTTGCGAGAAAAAAGGTCGCCAAGGCTCCAAAGATGGTGAAGGGCGGTAAGCCGAAGACTTCGCAAGACGTAGCTTCCGAGAAAAAGCGCAAGGCTTTTGACCGTTTGAAAAAGACTGGCAGCAAAGACGCCGCCGTCGATTTTCTACTTAACCGCTAACGCCAAGGAGATTTAACACATGGCTACGCAAACTACAGTTATCGCTATCGGTGAGCGTGAAGACCTCTCCGATGTGATCACACGCATTAACTGATCGGTGCGTGTAAA